ATGTAAATGACATGCTTTCGATCCAAAGTGATCTCAGGTTTGTCCCTATCGATCACAGTTGCCCATGGCATAAAGCCAAAGGACTGTCCATTGGGAAGAACCACCAGACCATTTTGAACTGTGATGGTGTCATCGGTTTCAGAAACAAGTTCTGCGATAACTTCTTCACCAGTTACAACGCGAATAAGTTTGAGTTCGATCATTTGAATTCACACTCCACCATGATTTCTGTTAACGCCGCCAAAAGATTAATCTCTTGGTCGGCAACGAAGGCAATTTGATACTGATACTTAGCAATAATGAGCACAGCAGCAGCAATGCTAGGACCTTCAAGGGATGTACAAAGAGAATCGTAAATACGACGAAGAAGTACACTAGGATCATTGTCCAGATTATTAACGACCCACTTCCTGACCTCTTGAAAATCCTTCTCCTTAAGAAACTTAAGCAACTCACTGACTGAGACATCACTAAAAGACGCAAGGATAGCACTATCTATACTACCACCAACTGAGTAACGTTGCAACTCATTGAGCACACGACGCCAGTCGGGGAAGTGTTTGTTGATCAGCGTTGCCAATACTTTTTGATCATATTGGATATTCTCTTTCTCAAGAATAGTCCTGACACGCTGGAAGAAGTTTCCTGCGATTTCTGGTTTTTTCTTGTTTGGAATTCCGAATTCGACCACCGCGCATCGGGAGTGGAGAGGTTCGATAATTTTGTTTTTGAAATTGCAGGTGAAGATGAAGCGACAGTTGTTATAAAATGCCTCAATATTCGCCCGTAGGAGGAGTTGTACATCGTGGGTTGTGTTGTCAGCTTCGTCAATAATGATGACTTTGTGCTTTGCATCCAGTGCTTGAAGTGATACGGTCGAAGCAAAGTTCTTTGCTTGGTTCCGTACTGTGTCCAGAAATCGTCCTTCATCAGATCCGTTGATAATAATGTAATCGCAACCCAGTTGCTCACACAGAGCACGGGCAACAGTTGTTTTACCTACACCAGCAGGACCTGCTAGCAGTAGGTTTGGAATCTCTCCACTGTCAAGAAAGTCTTGGAAGGTCTTCTTGATCTCGCTAGGGAGAATACAATCTTCAATTGTCTTGGGTCGATACTTTTCAACCCAAAGAAAGTCACTACGCATAATCAAATCCAGTCAGGTTTACGCTCAGGAATACGACGATAATTGTCCTTGACCCAGGGTTTAGAAGCAATGTACCGCTTGTAAGCAGTGAACGTATCTATTGTATCATCATACTTGAACTCGTCAGGCATGGCACGAGCAAAGTCTTTTGCCATGGGGTGCTCATAAATGCTGGCACCATCGCTGCAATTGTGGAAGATGGTCATAGCTTCACACATGGTTTGGTAACAACCATGCTCTTTACCAAACCGTTTTTGATACTCCCACATCAAATCAAATCCATGGTGGAGCATCCAAGCAAAGTTTGCTGTGCTAGACGCTGCCCACACGGTACAAGGATGATGCTTGAATCCACCCGTGGTGCGGTATGGAGTTCCGTCCTTCTTGTGAATCACACCCCAGTCCCAATGATACTTGGAGAAGATCACAGATGCCATTTGGCAAGTCTCCAAAGGCATCTTGACAATGTGCTTGTCGGGAAGAACCTGAGCAGACTTGCTGGGATCAGGGTCAGTCACAAAGATGTTCATTCAAATGGCCTCAAAAATTCACGAGAAACAATGTCGTCAGCACACATCATATCACGCATATATCTTACACCGCTCTCTGGAGTTGTGTCATCACCACAAGTAAAAACGTCACATACTGCCATACGGTTTTCTGGCCATGTGTGAATTGAAATGTGAGATTCTCCAAGCAGAGCGATGGCAGTTACTCCCTGAGGTTGGAACTTGTGGGAAGAAATGTCCAGAAGTTCACTCTGGCACAAGTGTGCAGCATGAACTAACACGTTGCGTATATGTGCCTCGTCGTCCAACAAACTAGGCGAACAACCTTTCAGGGTGAAGAGAATGTGCTTCATCAACTAAACGTAGAATCAGGTTCTAGGGCAATGAAGTAGCGCAGATCGTGATCCTTAGAGGTGAAGCAAGACAGAAGTTTCTTGGAGATCTTCACTTCGTATGTGCCAGGAACAACGCGGATGTTTTCAACTTTGAAGTTGAAAGCAAACTCACCTTCAGTCTCAGCAACAACCACAGAATACACGTTGGAAGTGTCATTCTTCTTGTCGCGGACAACCAGTTTCACAACACCATTCTCACCGATGACAGAGAGATCAGGCAGTTGATAGACACCTGCTGCCTTGAGAACTTTCTCCAACTGTGTGGTGGTCAGATCAAACGCAACATCAACACTAGGCAGTGTCAGAGTCTGATCGGGAGGAGCGATGATGACTGAAGGATCGGCAAAGAAATACTTGGAGTGATTCTTACCTTCCCGAATGAAAACATAGGATTCATTCTGGAAGTCCAGATCAGCATCACGGTGGAGAGACAGACCATTCAGAAACTGATTGAGATCGTAGATACCAAAGTCCCTAGGAAATTCCTCAGTGATAGTTGCCTCAGCCAAGATGTTCTTCATCACCGACATGGTGCGAAGTTTGCTACCCTGCTTGAACAATAGCGACTCATTGATAGAAGAAAAGTTCTTCAGGAGACTCAGGGTTTTGTCAGAGAGTTTCATTGTCATTGAGGATAAGTTTCACGGTTGGCATTTTTGTCATTGAAGTGCATCAGAAGCACAGCATAGTGCAGAATCTTCATGATGTCACGGCGGGCAGTGCCCTTTTTATCATAGCGAGAAGCATACTTAAGAATATTGGATCGGCAGAATGCTTCACCATCACCACATGCTTCAATCAGATCAAGTGTCTGGATCTTGTCGTCACCAGCAGAGTAGTGAGCATTGTAAGTTCCAGTAATGTAATCTCTGAGTTCATCGAGGATCTCATCCTCATCATACTTGTAACGACTTCTGGGGTCTTTATTCAAAACAATTCGATCCTCCGAATTACTACTTGCAAGATTGAGGGTGAATTCACCCGACTCATCATCGGGTGGCATCCAGATACCTTCTCCACTCATAATGTAACCTTGTTTGACCATTTCATCATAGGTCATTATATCAAACCTCCTTGGTGTTGTCAATGGTGTCAATGGTGTCATTCATGTCAACATCCGCATCAATCTTATCATAGAGATCAGAGAAAGCACTCTTGGTCTCTTCATCGAAGCGATTGAGGCAGACTTGAATTGCCTTCATCTTGTCACCCCAGATAGCATAGGCACGGATAATGTGAACCAGACGACGAGTGCTGATCACCTCATCGATACCACCATCATAGAAAGTCTTGCGGATGATGTCTGCCCAGTCAGCGAGACGCTTGCAGAAGTTCTCGTCATCACAGATCTTGCTCAAGATCTTGGACTCAGTTGCGACAGTGGGATACTCTTGCTCAAAGGTGACAGGGAAACGCTCAAGAAATGCTTCATTCAGAACGTTGGTGCCGATGAAGCGTCCGTCATCAGAACCCTTGCCCTTGGTGTTAGCAGTGGCAAAGATCTGGAATCCAGGAGCAGGTTGGATGTAACGACCAGTCTTCTTCAGGAAGACACCTTTTCCTTCGAGGATTGATTGAAGGCAAAGAATCTTGTTGGAAGCCAGGTCAATCTCGTCAAGCAGTAGAACCGCACCGCGCTCCAGGGCTTCGATGACTGGACCATTGTGCCAAACGGTCTCGCCGTTGACAAGACGGAATCCACCAATGAGATCATCTTCATCAGTCTCGATAGTAATGTTGACACGGATCAGTTCACGACCCAGTTGAGCACATGCTTGCTCCACACCAAAGGTCTTGCCGTTACCAGACAGACCAGTGATGAACACAGGATAGAACATACCCGACTTGACGATACGCTTCACGTCAGCGAAGTTACCGAAGGGGACAAAGTTCTCATCCTTCTGGGGAGTAAGGTTTTGTTGAACAGCAGGCATTGCTGCTGGTGCTTGATAGTTACGCTCGATCTCTTCCACTTTTTGCTGAGTCACTTCCAGATTCCACTTGCCACGACCAACTTTGTATTGCTCAAGTCGCTTGGTGACAGTCTGATATGCAACATCGTGAGAGGCACAGAATCCACGGATATCTGCGGCGGTGAACTCAGTGCCATAGAGAGTGCGGAGTTGTTCGACGTAGTTCACTTGGGAAGGCATTTGGTTGACTTGTTTTGTATGTATATACAATACATGAAAAAACCGCCCTGTGGGGCGGTGGTGGACAGTTTATGAACTGGCTTTCCTCTGGGCGTTGTTCTCTTTCGGAGTCACATACCTGAGATTATCAAGCGTGTTGTTCGATGGGTCAGCGTCGATGTGATCAATGACCACGGTGTCGCGTACCCACTGCTTTGCCTCCTCTGGAAGAGTGCCCCAGACTCCCTTGAGGGACTCTGGAGGATACTCATCAACAGGCTTCCATGCTTCCATCACTGCCTTATGCACAGTAATGTTCATCACGGATTTGCCGCCGCCCTTGGTGCGGACGTGATCAAAGTCTTCAAACAATTCTGGATTGATTACAACAGTAAAGTTGCATTCATCCAAGCGACCACGCTTACTGTATTTGTAACGGATCGCTCTGAATTTGTTTGTCAGGGCAGAGTAGATTTGCCCATCATTACTAACATAGTATCCAGGAATGATAACCCCATACCGAGTAAGGGGTTTCCAGTCTGGATTGTCTTGAACGCTTGTGATCATGGATTTTTTGGATTGAGTAGATTACGCAATTTGATCTACGAAGTCGTTAAGGATTTTACGATTCATAGAACTTGCTTTGAGTGACTTCTTGAATGCACTGCGAATCTGAGATTTGCTAGCACCGTCACCAACAACGAACTCGCTGTCTTCATTCAGTTTGTTGGAAGCAAGAACAAATAGTTTGGAGAAACCCAAGGCAGTAAGGGAAATGCTACGTTCTTTCTTCCAGATCTTCCTCATCCGTTCGTCTTCAGAACCCTGAAGATCGAGACTGTTCAGCATCCGAGAGACCTCAGAGTTAGTAACAATCCGAACACCGATGAAGTTGACTGAAGGATTCTCATGAGCGAGGTACTTCAAGAAAGAGACAGTCTGGGTAAACCAGTTGCCAACATCATAAGTACGTCCAGTCTTACGGTTGCGGAGAATAGAACCGTAGCGACAAGACTTCCTGCCAATTCTATCATAAACTTCCGCAGTTCGCACAGATCCCTGTGCTTCACCATCAGTGAGGATCACACATTGTATTTTCTGAACACCACTCTTTGCTTTGAACTGAGGAATAATCTTCGTCATGCAGGCAAGTGCCTCATTGAGAGGAGTGCCAGAGAGTGAGAATGCAGGACAAATAGTGTAGTGGAAGTGTAGTGAACGACGTTGGTTCTGATCCTGAAGCCATGCCAGTCGATAGAGTTGCAGACAATCCTGCTCAAAATCTTTCGTCTTAGCAGTGCTACTCAGCATGGTCAGCAAACGGAAGTCTCGTTCAATAGCAATCTTGTTTGCTACTTCTTCATGATGAAACTTGTGGTGGGCATCATCTTCAAACACACGGAGATCATCTGGGATGAAACGAGTGCGGAAGTCATTGGTGAAAGCATAAACATCGAAAGGAATGTTGACTTTCTTACAGAAGCGAACAAGGTTCAACAGTTGTTTGATGGTGTCCATAAGTTTGTCACTCATAGAACCAGACCAATCAAGCAAGAAGATCAGTCCATGATTCTTACCATCAGGAATGGTAGTGATTTTCTTGAAGAGATCTTCATTGTACTTGTAGGTATGAAGTTTGGCACAATCCAGAACACCAGTGCGACTGGTTGTGGCACGAGCATAAGCATCAGCAGACTTGCGACACTCAAACTCTTTGACCATGTAACTCACTTCTTTAGCAGTAGACTTCTTGTGAGATTCATACTCAGCATTGACTTCGGAGAAGTTGTACTCAAGATTTTCGGGAGGATTACTCCACCAGTAATCATTGATCTCACGGATATACTGATTGCTGACAACAATACTATCAAGATTCATATCAGGAATCTCAAGATAGACAGGATTCTCAGAGTAGTGATCATTGTGTCCGTTGAGTTCCTGAACAGACTCGCTCAGATTGGTGTCAGTCCTGACCTCTAGAGGATCGAAAGAATGACCACCCCCAGAAGACACAGGAGTAGGAAAGGGATCTTCAGAAAAATCATCAGAGTCAACATCACCAGTCTCAGCAGGATCAGCAGGATCGGGATCCACAGAGGACTCAGGAGAACCAGAACCAGCGCCAGGAGAAGTTTGTTGCGACGAAGTTTGCGAAACATTTTCTTGGATCTCTTGTTGATTTTCTTGAGGAGTTTGTTGAGCTTGACGCTTACAGTATTCATGGAGATTTTCAGAAACAATCAGGACATCAGCAAAAGTTTCACACTCAGAGATCTGGTTGATGAGATCTTTCTCTTCATCATTCTGAAGAGGAATGTCAATGTAGTTGCCGACCTTGAAGTGCAGGTTTGCACGATCAGCAAGATTCATGCTCGAAAGATCCTCAGACTCAATGCCAAAGAAATCTTCATCGGACAGTTGACTGTACCCACGATAGAAAGTCTTGGAG